AACCTGTTATGGTTTCACCAACTTCAAATTTTTGTTGGGAAGAAATGAAAAGTCTTTTATTACCTAGATCATCAACAAGCACCGTTGCAGTTGCTTTAGATGTAGAACCAGTTATGGTTTCATTTGCAACAAACTTACCAGTGGTTCCTGTCCCTGTTTCTGTATTAATCTTTACAGGGACAGCACCTTCTGATAAAATAAAACTTGTGGAAACTGTTTCTTGTCGTATACTGTCAATAGTAACAGTCACAATCAATTCCGCTGCTTCTAGGAATTGATAAAAACTCCTTACAAAAGAAACAAACTTTGGGTGATCTGCTTGGACAAAATCAGGAACTTGCCCTTCTATCAAAGGAGAAATCTTTGTAGTTAATTTTCCATCAAAGGGTGCCATTTTTTAAAAACTCGTTGTTTCTGGTACTGCCCCAGTTGTTACATAAGATGACGCTGCACCTGGAACACCAGTAGCAATTGTATCTACCTGACCTGTAACTGTTGTGTTTATAAAATCTATTTCCAGTATCTGATTTCTAACTGCTCTGATATCTTTAGAATCAGGAACACATGCTATTCTCACGTTCACTGAAGTTGAACCATCAACATCCTCTACTGATGTTATATTAATAGAATCAATTTTAACACTACCTTCAGTATAATCTACAATCCCTGCTGTAAGGTCTGTATATGTTCTGGTAGAACCTACCAAATAGAACCTTCTTATATTCCCTTCACCATCATCATCAAAGAATTGTGTATTTTCAGTATCCCCACTAACCTTAAATCCTGTTGAAGCAAGGATACCACCATTCACTGCATTGTGTCCTTCTACTGGATGATGAAAAGGATTATTAAAAAATAAATTATATCCTTGTGCTGAACTTAAAGTAGGTTCAAATAATTGTGCTATATTAACATTAGTGACATTGCTTAGTATAGAATTATCAACTGTATCAATAAGTCTTGTAATTTCTGAATGTCTAAAAGTATTATTGAATTCTGTTAAAGTATTAAGATTATAATTTTCTAGAACTTCATTTACATTAGTAACTAATGTTTCTTTAGTCTTCGTTGTTAAACTAGAATTAAATTTAAACACTACTTGAAGGATAAGAAAAGTTGTTTCGGGATCAATAATAACAGGAGTAATAGATGCTACATTAAACTTTCTAAGGTCTATAACAAGTTGGTCTTTTTGTGTAGTTGTAAGATTATTTCCAGTGGTAGATTTAATAGATATAAAAACCTTTCCAAACTCTTGGGTAGACACAACCCCAAGACTAGAATCAAAAGAACCATCTTCTCCACCAAACACCTGTACAGATTTTGTTTGTGGAAATAACTTCCTTGCAAAAACCTTGTAATCATTTACAGTAACACATCTTCCTTGTGCTGCAAAATCCAATGGAGCATTAAGTTTAATAGAAGCAAGAGTTTCTCTTTCTCCTCCACCATCAGCATTACCTACAGTCGTGACTGTAATATCTGTCTCACCATCAATAGCACCAGTATTAGAAAATGTTGATGCTCCATTAGCAAGTTCCTTATTTGTAGCAACATATGTTAAAAGAACTATATTACCATCTGATATTGATTTACTAACAACACCATCACCAAAATATACTTCAAACTTTCCTGACTCTACTTCTTGTAAAAAGAAAACAGAACTATCTCCTGTTAATTGAGTAATATCAGTTGCCTTTGTATATGTAGAAGTTGTCGTATCAGATACAGAATTTTGAACAACAACAGATAAACTACTAATATCGATACGATTATCACTAACTACAAATCTTTGATCTGCATCAGAACTATCTACTGTATATCTTTGAGTAATAAATGTACCTTCAAATATCTCCACATTATTAAAAATAATATCCAATGCAGATTTATTTGCTGTTATATCCGAGACAGTAACAAACTGAAAACTAACCCCATCTACTGTAGTGGAAAAGGTTGTTCCTGCTGGAATTGTTCTTGTAGAAGTAGAAGCATTATTCATTGTCACATTCACCGTTGCTTTTGGTGCTGTGGCAGAACCAACTTCATATCCTAAAGTCTTTGCGTGAGAAACTATACTTGATCTTATAGATGCCGTATCAATAAACATTTCATTGGCAAGCATATTAGAATTAAAACCAAGGTAGTGAGTATTGTAAGCAAGTATATCTAATAAAATGTTTATACCAGCACCCTCAAAATCATAATCAGTAAATTCAGTCTGTGCTCTAAGGAAAGTTTTTAGGTTGTCTTTAACATCATCAAAATCAAATTCTGAAACATCTAATCTTCGTGCTTGAGTTGCCATTATCGTATTCTCTCTAACATAACATCTAGTGTTACTAATTCTGTTGGAACATTAACCACATAAAATTCTATAGTCATATCATATACATTACGATCTAAATCTGGTCGTGCTTGAACCCCTATTAATCTTGCTCTTGGTTCAAAATTTTCTACAACATCTTCTACATGTTTAGCAAGAATAACAGCAGTGATAGGGGTCATAGGTTCAAACAACATATCTCTGACCCCAGAACCTATTTCTGGATGAAAGGGTTTTTCAAAATGATTAAGTAAAACAAGATTACGAACAGAACGCTTTACTGCCTGAACATCTGTTACTTTATTAACGTCAGAAGTCGATGGTTTCCTTTGAAAGAAAAGATCCAAGTCTCTCCATTGACGGACATTACGATCTATATTATTTTGCCCTTGTGCATCATTAAATGCTTCTAAAGAACTTGGTGTTCCTACCATGTTAGACTCCTGTTACTTTATTTATAAGTATAACATCAATCTGCGGTCTGTTTCATTCTATAAGGTTCGTACTTTTTCCATACATGTTCTGCTGGAACTCGAATAAAAGGTTTGTTTGTTTCTCTTACATTGGGATTTTCAATAGTAAGACAAACTTTCTTTCCCTTCATCCATGCATCCATTTTAAACAAATCCTTTTGCAAGAGTGTTCTTTCTCTTTTAATAGAGTTTAATAGTTTCTTATTCACACTAGACATCTATGCTTTCTCCTATCATCTTTCCTTCATCACTACCTTGTATAAATTTCTTTTTAAATATATCAATTAGATCATCTGCTTCTTCTGTAAGTTTCTTGGCGAGTTCCTCTAAAGGTTTTAACTCAAATTTCACCCCTTGAGCAAAAACTTGGGCGGAATCAAATATTTTCTTATCATCCAATTGTTTTTGCAGTTCTATTCTTTTATTCTTAATAGCATCCCAATTTATTTCACTTACAGCTGCGAGAGCTTCCGATTTAAGTTTCTCCACCTGAACATCCCCTAATAATCGTGCAAATATAAATGTTCCATCTGCTTTTCCAGTATCAGGATTTGGGGCTTGGTTAAAAGGAGGGGCGGCAATAGATGCTTTTAGCATAGCATCTAATTGCTGAATTTTTGCTGTGGTCTTTGCATGTAACAGTTGTATTGCTCTGGAATTATTATTTTGAGCTGCTTCTAATTCTGATAAACTCAATCCATCTCCACTTGTAGTTGTTGCTCCTTTTAATGCGGTTAAAGCTGCACCATTTACTATATTTATTAAATTCCCAGGACTTAAAGATCCACCACCCTGAATAGATTCTATTGCTGCCCTTGCATCCAATTTAGCAAAATTATCTAAAACATCCTTTGGAATTTTTAATCCAGGGTTTGGTGTAGTAGATAAAATTCCCTCTTTCCCAAGTAATGAAGATACGGTAGATTTAAAAACTGAAGCTACTGCTGCCAGATCAGAATTAGAAGAAGAAGCATCTGCACTATTGTCTATAGGTTTCGCAGCTGCTTCTCCTACAGGTGCTTCGTCTGCTATTATTGTATTTGCTGGTTTTTCTTGTGGAGATCCGCCAGCAGCAGGTACTACCATGTTTGGGCAATTATCACAAACAGGGAGGCCTCCACTAACAGCACTTATTATTCCCTCGAAGTCACTTCCTATTCCACTAAGAGCTTCTCCAAATGTTCCACTAAGTTCTAGTTTCTTTGCGGCGAACTGGGCAAGACCAGCAGCAGAATCTGTAGCAATACTAAGTAGGCCATCTATTTCAGCACTTAAAGATACATCTGGCAATGAAGGCAATTCTGGCATTTTCAATCCATCAAGTTTACCAAGTGCGGCTGTTACATCAAGTTCCAATTGATTAACAATATCAATTGCTGGTAATTCAATATTTAAATTCAAATTATCAAGAGAAAGAGATAACTGTTTTTGAATATCGTTAAATGGTGCCTTTGCTCCACAAAGACTAGGAATTTCAAATTCAGGTGTTATTTTTGGTAATGACATTCCTAATCTCCTGCAAATACATTAGCACTACCAGTAGCTACACTAGTACAACCAGTAATAGGATCACCTACTCTACCACATCCTAGAGCATTAATTTTTACACTTAATGAGCCCGTAGCAATAGGTGCGGCATGTGATGGGCATACTGCTGGTGGCAACTCATGAGATGTATTATTATCAGACTCTCTTGAAATACCTGTACCATTTACAAAAACATTATCACTACACACATCTCTAAAAGGAACAGAACAATGAACAACATCTCTGTCTACACTATCTCCTCTACATACTGCTGGCACGTTCTTTCTCCATTAGTTCTTGTAACCTTGTATTCCACAAGGCCAACTCTTCATGTTGTTCTTCTGTATGTTCACCATCTTCACCTTCTGGTTCTGGCATATCTGGAATAAACGAAATAACATGTTCAAACTCATCAGGTATATCCCCCCATTCCGTGATAGTAACCAACTCCCCATCAACTACAAATTTAAATATTGCCATATTCTATCCTTAACTTGGTGGGTTAATATCAACTTTATTAGTTGCAGAGGCATTACCATTACCACCACCAGACTCGATTGTGAATACTGTTCCAGCAACAGTATCAATAGTTGTATCTGCATCAACGGTGATGAATGTTAATGCATCGATGTCGATTGAAAGAGAAGTATCCAGATCAAGATCACCTGTAATATTTGTTTTTTGACTTGCCAGAAATGTTTCTGTAACCTTGCCAGTATTATTCCAATTAGCAGCACCAGCAACAGTCAAATTAAATGTAGAACCAGTTAATGTCGTTAGTGTCAAATCATTGTCTGTTAATAATACTCCATTAACATTAACATTCAATCCATCAAAATCTGTTTGGAGGTTCATACTTGTTGCTGATTTCAAGTTCATTTTATTCGCAGCAGCAATTGTAATCTGTCCTTGTTGTCGAAAATCGGGAGCAGGACCAATACCTGGATTTGTAGTGCTCATAATTAAATTACCTACAACACTTCGCACCATATCTCCTGCATTTACTTGGAGAAATGAATTTCCACCATTTACTTGTTTTGTATCAGTGCCTGATAAAATTTTCGTAACATTCCCTCCAATAACATGCCTTACTTCCTTTGGTCCAGTTGGTGCTGTCCCTGTTGTATAGTTAACAGCATTTGCTATACTGATAGCATGACTTCCTACAATTTCCTCTTCACGATTACCACCTCCACCTTCTCTAATTTCTTTTCCCTCAGAATCAAATTCTTTTTCTAATCCTCTTGCCCCAACTTTCATATAATGATTTTTATGTATCTTCTGTGTGTAGTCTCCCTTTACTTCTAATATATAATCTCCCTGTACAAGATGTTTCATGGTTCCTTTAGTAGTAAGGTTTACATCTCCAACAATGTAGATATTGGATTCTCCTAGAACTATTTCATAGTTGTCTTTAACCACCTTTGTTACTTTTGATCCATCTGGATGCATCTCTTCAAAGGTTCCTGTTATATGTTGTTTGAGTAATCTTTCAGCACCAGGCGTGTCATCTATTTCATGAACATGCCCTATTTCACTTTCATGAGTATGGTTATAAGGATATCTTGGTATACTGCCAGCTGCTGGTTCTGGTTCTTCCCAGTTAACACGTGTATCATCTGTTTTTAAAGTATCACTTACGGTTTTGAGGTTGGGTTTCGTTGCAGTAGGAACTGAGGTTCCATCTAAAGACTCTCCACCTTCAGGTGTGTCTAAAAAGAACTTTTTAAGTCTTAGTTCTTCTCGTTTGATTCTTGAAGGATGCATTATTGCTACAGCACCTCTGGCAAGAAAATTTACATCTGAATCCCCTATTGTTTTAGGATATACTCCATTGGGATCATTAAACCCTTTTGTAACATCTCTCTCTTTAGTATTAAATCCTGGTAAGGTTCCTAATATAATAGGTTGTTGAAGTTCAGATGAATCACGAAAGAAACCCAAGACCCAACTGCCTTCTACTATAAATGGTGGTGTATGTCCTAATCCATTCATAGAAGGAGTATCCGTTGGTGCCATCACGGTTGCCCACGGTAAATCTTCAGTTTCTATTAAAGTTTTATTCTCTGTATGATACCCAAGGCATCTTACACGAACACGTCCTAGTCTTTCTGGATCATCTCGATCTTCTACTACACCCACAAACCAGACAAATCCATCCTTGCCCATAAAATCGGACATACTTCTCCCCTAAAATAATCACCTTTATAAAGATTATTTATAAGGATTAATGTAAGTCGGGATCTCGACCCATTCGTTTTGCTTCGGGATTATATTCTTCCATAACAAGACCAGTTCTACCTTGATCTTCATATGTTGCCATTATGGTGAAGGCATCATCCTGTGTAAGATTGTCCACTAACACTTCCCTAGCAACAATTCTATACCTAATTGTTTCTGTGTGCATGGTAGACTATATTTAGACAGGATTTAATTGCATATTCATGATATTTCCTGCAACTATTACTCGTTCATGATTACAGGGTTGGGACGGAACAGAATGTAACGTCCAGGCGGGAAATAATATTAAATTACCTTCTTTTGGAGGTATTTGATTTAAGAATGAGGAAGTAGGAAAACGTAAAGGTGAACACTCAGGACAGCACTCTACATTATACACCCAACTCCATAACTGGGGCCAGTGGTCATGTGTCTGTGTAAAATCACCTTTGTTATAAATGGAACCCCAACATTCCGAGGTCTGCATATCTATTTTATGGGGAGCAGTTTTTTCTGCAAGTTCGAGTGCCTGTACAGCAATCTCTGCAAAAATGGATTCCTGCTTATGCATTAACCAATGAGTCATATGTGCCTTGACATTGGTTTTCCGTTTTTGCACATCTCCATTATTTAATATAATAGATTTGATATGCTGATTGGACATATGCCCCAAACAGTCTTCTTTTATAACAACAGGATACTTATCAACAAACTCTCTCCCATCAGGATGATTCCTCAATGCGGTTTTAGGAGATGTCATACTATCTGCGAGTTTTTGAAGTGCGGTCACTAATGAAGAGTCCTCTCCCCCAACTTCTCGGTCATAGTCTCACGTGTCTTGGGTAGAGAACTCTTGACAATATGATCTAAAAGATTTTCGATCTCTTCATCAGAAAGAACCACACTATACAATTCAAGTGCAGTTTTCATCATCATACCAGAAGTCGCAAGCAGTTCTGTCTTATCGGCAGGACCAACATGCTCATTAACAATATCCCATAACTTTTGTGAGATTACTTGTAACTCTTTGTCGTCTACCATTACTCTTCCTCTTCTTCTGTGAAGCATCTCAGGATTTCATCAAAATAGATAAAGTCTGTCCTCTTGCCATCCCTTGATGTAACTCCCAAAAATACGGTATCCATATTCTTGTCCTTTACAGGAACATACCGTTTCAGTTTCTTGGAATAATAAAGAGGAATTCCATCCTTCAACTCCATATTTTCATACGAGTCCATATCAGAGGATACTTCGGTTATTTTTCCTACTCGTTCAACATTCGGTTCTACCGCATATTCAACAAAGTCGTTTATATTGCATGTCATAATAATTTGTAACCTTTCACATATTTGCAATTATCTATAGTATATACCATAAGCTACTGTTTGTCAAGCATTATTTTTACAACATCGCATGATACCTTTGCTTTTCAATCTCATCCTCTATCCCTTTCCTCTTTAGTTCTTCCACCGCAAACTGCACTGCTTCTATGATCTTAACATACCCAGTGCATCTACAGATATTACTTCCCAGACCTCTCCGAATTTCCTTCTCGGATGGATTCGGATTTTTTCGCAACAATCCTTCGGTTGCCATAATAAACCCAGGAGTACAGAAACCACATTGAGAACCGTGCTTTTCGTGGAACCCCCTCTGAATTGCCGATAACCTCCCAGACCTATTCAAATGCTCAATAGTTTCTATAACAGTTCCATCAGTTCGACTTGCAAGAGTGAGACAGGCATGCTGGGGATGATCATCGATAAGGACTGTGCAGCACCCACACTCACCCCCATCACAACCTACCTTGGTTCCTGTAAGACCCAGTTCTTCTCTCAGGAAGTCCACAAGAAGAAGATTGTCAGGAACATTATAATCTCTCTCCTTATCGTTAATTAATAACTGGATACGAGTTTTATTATTGGAAGTCAATTCCTGTAGTCCATTCTGTGGTCAATCTCTTCGGTGTAAACTCATATGTAACCTGTTTGTTAATCTCTTCAAGAGTTTTAGAGTCTATATGCTCTTTCAGTTCTTCTCTATGCCTTTTTGCCAATACCAATTTAACAAAAGACCGTATAATAAAAGAAGAAGTAGAAAAAGTAAATATATTAGGGAATATTCCATGAGTAATACCCAAGAGCATATACCACATCCCTTTAAGTGAGTTAATCACACTAAAGTATGCGTGGCACCAATATCCTTGAGGATTATCCGTTGATTGTGGATGTTCCAAAAACATCTTATACCATACCATCATAAAAAACATATTTTTCTCCTAATGTTTTGTGGGGAAAGGTTCCAATATGGTTCCTTCGAGTAACATCTTTAATACTACAGGATCATTACAGAACTTATTCAGACGTGCTTCGAGATGATCGTATGTAATT